GGTCCGTAGACCTCGTATGTTCATCACCCTTTTCAGGAGTGAAGGAATGATATGAGCAGCGGTACTTACTCTGTCACCATTGGAACTGGGGAGGACGCTTCCGGGAATTCTGCAAAGAAGTCCTGGTCGGGCGCCTCAACGCCGAGGGGGCAACCCCTCCGGCCCTTACCCTATTCAATGGATGGCTTCGTAAATAGGCATACTCGTTTCATGCATTGTACGCCTACCCCGCCGCCCAATGGGCCGTATCTTCCGGATGGCTATCAAGCTTACCTCAGCTGGGTTGGTGTCTGGGAAGATGCTATTCCATTTATGGGTAGCACCCAGTGCAACTTAGCAAAGCAAGAGGTATTTGCCAAGCAGATTGACGCAGTGAACAGTGGTGACTTCCATGCTGGGATTTTCCTAGCGGAGTTGCCCGAGGCAATTGGGTCGGTTGTTGGACTCACTACCTCAGTGTTCAAATCCATACGTCTTCTTTCGAAGGGAGACGTTATTGGATCTCTGCGTACTCTGACCCGCGCTGCTCAGTCAAGAGGCCACCGTATAAAACACCGGAGCCAACGACTGAACACTTCAGACATCTCATCGACTTGGCTTGCCATGCAGTACGCATGGAAACCGCTCCTTCAGGATATTGAGAACCTGATGGAAAAGATCGAGAAGATGAAAGAAGAGCGGAAGCTTGAGTTCCGATCACGTGGTAAGGCTGTGTATAACCGTAAGCTAAGGATTCATTACGAACCTGGCTACGAACAGCGCTACCGGTATCAAGTGATTTGGAATCTACGGGAACATCCGTCCATGGCACAGATTCTGGGTCTTACTGACCCGTTGTCTGTAATTTGGGAGAAGGTTCCCTTATCCTTTGTGGTAGATTGGTTCATTCCAATCGGTAATTACCTCAAGGTGATGGGCTTCTCTCCAAGATTGGTCAAAAACTATTGTCATAGCGGCCTTAGTACGGTCGCTAGTAAGCAGACAAACGTTGATGACCTGCCAACCTGGATAGATGGCAGTTGGGATATACGTCGTTTTAGCTTCACACGCTCAGTGGGGACCGATCCGAATTCCATAGATTTCTATGGAGTCCCGTATCCACCTCATAAAACGTTGGAGAAGGCGTTTTCCCTAGCACACTGCGAGAATGCCGCCGCTCTGATTCATGGCGGCGTGAGTTCCCTCGTCGACGATCTTTCGAAAATCGATGTCAGGGGTTCGAAACTCAAAACATGGGCCGACTTTAACGCAAAGCGTCGAATGTCGGTATTCCTTAAATAACTTTATGGACCAGACCTATGTCTGCACAAGCAAACATTGTCATCTTTGATGGCGCAGCGACTCCTGTTTCCCACACTTTCGTTCCGCTCGGTTCGTCCGTCGACCCTATCTTGGGTACGGTGGCCGCTTGGCGGGAGATCTTGGCTTCTGTCCCGTTGTATGCGAATGCAACTGCGCAAACGACGGTCAAAAAGCTCAAGAGTGGGGCTCAGCGTCTTGAGATCCGTTTCCAGGTGCCTGTTATGGAGAGCGTCTCCGGCCAAAATGCGGCAGGTTACACAGCGGCTCCAAAAGTGGCTTACGTGAACGTCGGTAGCGCGGTCTTTTACTTCAATGAACGCGCAACCCCGGCCGAACGTCGCCTTGTCAAGCAACTGGTTGCCAATGCTCTCAACAACGTGAGCACGTCTGTCGCAGCTGCGACAACGGGCGTCTGTGCTGAGCTCATTGATAGCGGTATCACTGCTTCTTGATGCCGTTCCAGTCTTGGCTGCCTCAGAATATCGAGGCTTTCGTACTGGGATTCTGTAGTTTCTACATGATCCTACTCCTATGGAGAATTGTATGTGGACAAAGCCCTTTACGCGCTGTGAAGAACTCAATTTCTATATTGAGTTTGCTGACATTTTTATTCATCGGATTCTCGATAGCGCACTGCGCGAATCACTTCAGGGAGCTGTTAAAGCGCTCCTTGAGGATCGAGACGTAGTTCCGATATCCTCGTTTAAACTTGATTACGAGGAGATTTCGGAGTGCGATGCTATCGCTGCACGCCAAGTTCTCGCTCTGTTCCAGAAGAACTCATCGTTCGTCTGTCCAGATGCGAAGCTCGAAGCGGAAGCGTATGCGAAATTCCGTGACGCCGAAGCGCAATGTCGACTCACAAACATACGGTTTAGTAGCCCTGTGCCTGCTGTAGAACAGCACCTGATACCGAGCCTATTCCGGGCTCGCAGGCTTATGGCTAGGCTACTTGGCCCTTGTCCAAGGGTTGACGAATTGCCACTTCGCTTTGGCCCAGGCAGCACCTCAACGGTGGCAAAAGAAAAAAGCAACCCCCAAGTCAAACTTGGCGAGTTGCCTACGTGTAGCGAATCGCTTTTGCGGAGTCCGTACTTTAATGACGTCGTCCGGTCCATGCCTCACTGGCTTGATTGCCATGGCATTCGGTCCTACGTCGACGCAGAGGGGTACGAAGTAATTGTCCTCGATGTCAATATCGAGACAAGCCGCTTAACGTTCGTTCCGAAGAGCCTTACCTCTCTTAGGTCGATAATGACCCAGCCTACCCTTAACACGCTGTTACAGTGTGGAATCGGGGACTTCATGGCTGATCGACTGAAGAGACAAGGCATTGACTTGACCGATCAAACCATCCAGCAGAGGCGTGCCCGCGAGGGCTCCCTTCATGGTGGTTTCGCAACGATCGATCTGTCATCAGCATCCGACACCATTTCGAGGCAGCTAGTTCGTTTCTTGCTGCCAGAGGAGTGGTACAGTCTGTTGAGCGCAGGCTGTAGTCGGTCTTACACTTATCAAAACGATGAAGAGATCCAGCTACAGCACTTCTCGAGTATGGGGAATGGTTTTACTTTCCCGCTCGAGAGTGCCATATTCTGGTGTCTCTCTCAAAGTGTAAGTTCACATGGCTCTGTGACGGTCTTCGGCGACGACATTATCTGTCGCACAAAAGACGTCTTGCCTGTGTTGGAGATCCTTCAATGTGCTGGCTTCACAGTCAACGCAAAGAAGTCCCATCTCACAGGCCCATTCAGAGAATCATGTGGCGCTGATTATCTTCGGGGCATCGATATTAGGCCGTGTTATATCAAGGAAACCTTGACTGATGCGGTCCTATACACTGTCCATAACTTCTTCTTTGGTAACTACGACGACGAAGCGATGCTCTGCATTCTCCGTCATATCAAAGGAAAGAAGCTAACAGGTCCTCCTGCCTACGGCGACGGGCATCTCCACAGTCATATGTGGGATAGCTTCCGCACACGGAAAGCGAGAAGGAACGGTTATGGAGGTGTGTTCTTCAAGACGTTTCACCTTAAGGGAAAATCTCTTCCGAGTATCTACCCTGGTGACTACGTCACACCGTTATACCTCGTCTATCGGCGAGGTACCCCTTACGGGGACGTTTGGTATCAAGCAGAGGACGTACGTCTCAAGTCTCTTAGGGACGGCCGGTACTTGCTTGACGTTCCTTGCGTCGACGGTTACGAAGAACTATCGATCTACACATTCTCCTAATTTCTGATTAGGAGTTGCTCCAAATTTCTCGGAGCTGGAGGCCCTAGGGCATAACACTTGGATGAACTGCTC